CATAGAATTAGATATGCGTATGAGATGTGTCCAGATTTTATTCGTGCTGGTGTAACAAATTACAACAAAGGTAGTATCGAATTCGACAATGGTTCACGTATCATTGCTCAAGCAACAACTGAAAATACTGGTCGTGGTCTTTCAATCTCATTACTATACGCAGATGAGTTTGCGTTTGTGCGACCAACAATTGCGAAAGAGTTTTGGACTTCTATATCTCCAACATTAGCAACAGGTGGTAAAGCAATTATCACTTCAACACCAAACTTAGATGATGACCAATTCGCAATCATTTGGGCAGGTGCTAATAAACAATTAGATGATTATGGAAATGAAACAGATGTAGGTATAAATGGCTTTAAACCATACAAAGCATTATGGCATCAACATCCAGATAGAGATAAACAATGGTCAGTTGAAGAAGAAGCACGTGTTGGTAAAGAACGTTTCTTAAGAGAACACGAATGTCAGTTTATTGCTTATGATGAAACTCTAGTAAACAGTTTGAAGTTGTCAGGTATTAAAGGTATTGAACCAAAATTGCGTACAGGACAAATTCGTTGGTTTGAAGATATTAATAAAGATTCTACTTATGTTGTTGGACTTGACCCATCTATGGGAACAGGTGGAGATAATGCCGCTATTCAAGTATGGGCATTACCAGAACTAACACAAGTTGCAGAATGGCAGAATAATAGAACAGATGTGAGAGGACAAGTCCAGACGATGCATACAGTTCTTACTATCATTAAAGATGAGATGACAGAACTGGGCAATACTCAACCTGATTTATATTGGTCAGTAGAGAACAACTCATTAGGAGAAGCCGCTCTTATAGTCATTGAAGAAATGGAAGAAGATAGATTTCCTGGGACATTCTTACACGAGCCAAAGAAAAAAGGCAGACAGAGAGTCTCCAGAAAAGGATTTACTACAACATATAAGACAAAAATCACGGCTTGTATGAAAATGAAATCTTGGATTGAAAGTGATAAGATGATTCCTATGAGTAAAAACTTAATAAGAGAATTGAAAACATTCATAGCAAAAGGTAAAAGTTATGAAGCAAAATCAGGCGAAACAGACGATTTAGTGTCAGCAACCCTATTATGTGTAAGACAAATACAGTTTATATCAAGGTTCGAAGAAGGATACGAAGAAATGCTCGGTGAGAGACTAGACGGAGCAGATGCAGACTACTCAGACCCTCTTCCTATCATTTTTTGATAAATACATAAAAGAATGTAGGAACTAACTATGGCAGTAAATTTAAACGACATATCAACAAAAGTAATGAAATTGATGCAGGGCAACGGACTCAAAATGAGGATGTTTGATGCTAATAGTGGCACTAGTGTTGCTACTCCAGAATCTGCACGTTTCTTTTACGTCAAAGAACCAAATATGATGATTCATATTGATGAGACTACTAAAGAATTAAAGTTTCATATAGGCCAAGATGTCACTATAGATAACGAACAAATAAGCAATATGATGAAACAATTGAAGTCTTTAGCACGAACTAATATGCTAGACTTTGATATTCGTTCATTTGGAAAACATATAGAACCTAAAAATTATGCATATAAGGTTAAACAAAATAAGGAGAATACCATGAATGACCAAGTCAATGAAGGCATGGGCCCGTTGTCTGGGTCGTCACGTACTAGCCGTCAAACATTAGAAAATGTAAAACTAATATTAAAACATAGAGCGCCAGTAAACGAAGAATCTCGTGGCTCTCGTTCTCGTAATATCTCAGCAATCTTTGTTGAGACAGGTGAAGGCGAACGTTTTAAATATCCATTTATTCACTTAAATGGCGCAAGAGCAATGGCAAGACACGTTGCATCCGGTGGTGAAACACACGATATGGTAGGTGAAGCAATCATTGAGATGTCTGATAACTTATCAAGGCTAAAAGAATTTATGAATGTTGTGAACAAGCAACAACTAGTAAACGAAACGAATCGTGCTGATGTTTGGAATGTTAAACGCAGTGTAATGTCTATCAAAGAAAAGATACAAAGAATTCAAGGTGCAAAAGGTTATGCTAGTTTTGTAGAAGATATGGCTCTTAACGACCGCACGCCACAACAAGAAATATCAGAAGAAATGGTAGATGCTTATGTAAAGAAATTCACAAAGTCTACATTTGAAGAAAACTTAAAAGATATTTTTCCATTACTACATAGAGTTAATGAAGAAGAAATGGAAAATCGTAGAGACAATCAAACTGCAAGAGTTAAAGAAATAATGACAGCAGTAGTCAAAAAGACTGGTGAGAGAATGAACAAAATTACTTTTGGTGCTCCAAGTTCATCATCTTATGATTATGCACAAATTAAAAAACAGTTTGCCGAGCCACGTACTCCAGAAGAAGCGGCTCAACTTAAGATTAATAAGATAGCAATGACATTTGACGACCTTGCTGATAGAGTTCAAGTAGATACATTATTAGATAAGAAAAGCAAAAAGAAAGGTCACGACTTAGCGGCTGAAGTATCTTTTTTCTTAACTGATATTGCTAACGAAATTCGTTCAAACCCAAGAGGCATGGACAAAGAAGACATGCAAGTAGCAGGAACACTACTTAAGATGTCAAAGGCTTCAGTAGAAACTGTAGAGCCAAAAACAGCAGATACTAGAATATCTGAAATGCTAGAAGAAGCATTCTCAAAATTTGATAGTGATAAAATCCTCGAAAAAAATAAAATAAATGAAGATGAATCACTTTATGATGCCTGGGACGATATGTGTCTTAATGTAGATGCAGACAAAGGTATTTCTGTAGTTTTTGATATGAAAAATATGCCTGAAAAACGTTTTCACGTAACTACTTCAGACTCGGGTGAAGCAGGAAATCCAGGACATGACCACGTATTTGTTTCAATAGATAGTGGTATGTCTGACCATGATGGCGATGACCATCTTGAATTGGAAGATGTTAAGAATAATATGACAGGTGCGGCTCTTACAGCACAAGTTGATGGTAAAGTAAAAATTCTAAAAACTATTGGCTCATTTAAGAATTGGGATGATGTTCTTCCACCAGAACCTAGAGACCCAGATTTATGGAAATATCCAGATGAGAATTTAGTAGACTCAGTGTCTATAGATGAAGATAATTCAGAGTTGAAAATTGCAAAGAAGAAACCAACACTTGATGATTTAATCCAAATGTCAAATGAAGCAGATTACGAGATGGGCGATATAGTAGTTTTTGGTATGAAAAATCATCCAGCATATCGTTTTGATTTACAAGGCGACCTTAAAGATTATATGGAAAGAGTACGAGTAGCCTCTACTCACGGTGGAACTGACCACTCTGGTTTTCTTAATATGAAGGTTTCTGAGATTGCAGATAATATTGATGGTGCGGCAATTATTGCAATTGAAGATGATAACAAGTCTCCTTTCCAGGATGGTAATAATATTAAATCAATGGTAGGTTGGAGTTCAGCAGACGAAGTTTATCCACCAAATACAGATGATGAGCAATCTGGCGAAGATGAAGATGGAGCATTCGCATCAGGACCAGATAATGACCAAGTTAGAATGAGACATTTAGCAGGTCTTGACGATTTTTAGGAGAAAACAATGAATAGAGAAAGACTTAGCAAATTAGCAGGTATTACAGAAATAGAAATCAATCCAGGAGACAGTATTGTAAACTCCTTAGATGATATTGAAAAATACTATAATAAAATACTTAGTTCCCTAGACCCATATGACTACAATCACAAAATAGACGATTGGGTTATGGAAATCAAGGATGCTGTTGAGAAAATTAGAACTAGGCTCAACGACTTAAACGACTAATTACGATTTTTAAAAATAAATAATTTTCTGGTTGACATTCATAGTCAACTTATGTTATAATAAAGGGAGTGTTAAAACTCTCTTTTTTTATGTCAAAAAAACATTCAAAAAGACGTATTTAATGCTTGACTTTAGGAATAAAGATAAGTATAATAGTATCATTAGTAGAAATATGTATGGTACATAAAAACTAATAAAAAACTAATAGTAAGAAACAACTAATAAAGGCTAATATAGGAGAAATATAATGGCAACACTAGCAGAAATCCGTGCGAAATTACTCGCACAAGACAACAAAGCATCAGACAATGCATCCTCAAACAGAGGTTCAGATGCTGTATACCCTTTCTGGAATATGGACAACGACAATACATCCGTATTGAGATTCCTTCCAGACTCAGACCCCACTAACACATTCTTTTGGAAAGAACGTCAAGTTATTAAACTTCCGTTTCCTGGTGTTAAAGGCGGTGACGAAACTAAACGAGTAATCGTTCAAGTACCTTGCGTTGAAATGTGGGGCGAATCGTGCCCAATTCACGCAGAGATACGTCCTTGGTTTAAAGACCCAGCAATGGAAGACCTAGGTCGTACATATTGGAAAAAGCGTTCATACGTTTTCCAAGGTTTGGTTGTAACTGACCCTATCGGTGGTGAACAACCAGAAAATCCAGTTCGTAGATTTATCATTGGACCACAAATCTTCAAATTATTGAAGGCGGCTCTAATGGATCCAGACATGGATAATCTTCCAACGGATTATGAACAAGGTACAGACTTCCGTCTTACTAAAACACAAAAAGGTCAGTATGCTGACTATTCAACTTCATCTTGGTCACGTAAAGAACGTTCACTAAATGAAGAAGAACGCCAAGCAATCGAAACTCATGGTCTTTATGACTTGAATGAGTTTATGCCTAAGCGTCCAACTGAGGATGACATGCGAGTAATCACAGAGATGTTTGAAGCATCTGTTGATGGTGAATTGTATGACCCAACTCGTTGGGGACAGCACTATAAACCTTATGGGTTAGATGTTCCAGCAGGAACGTCAGCACCTACTCCAACTCCATCTGCTCCAAAAGTAGAAGAAGTTAAAGAAGTTGCGACAGCACCGGCAGAAACATCAGCACCAACTCCGACTCCAGCACCAGCAGAAACAACTGCTGAAGCACCGAAGTCAGATGCGGCAGATATCTTAGCAATGATTCGTAGTAGAAAAACTGACTAAGACCAATATTGAGTGTGGGGAGTAAATACTCCCCTACTCTTTTTATATCACATAAGGAGAATCGTATGGCAAGAGCCTTTGATGCGAGTAAATTTCGTAAAAATATAACAAAATCTGTTCCAGGTATGAGTGTTGGTTTTAGAGACCCAGACACTTGGATATCAACGGGTAATTACACATTAAACAAACTTATCAGTGGAGAATTTAATAAAGGAATTCCATTAGGTAAAGTAACAGTCTTTGCAGGTGAAAGTGGCGCAGGTAAATCATTTGTAGCCGCAGGTAACGTAGTTAAAAATGCACAAGACCAAGGAATTTTTGTAGTTCTAATCGACAGTGAGAACGCACTAGACGAAACGTGGTTACACGCACTCGATGTAGATACTACACCAGAAAAACTACTAAAATTGAATGTAGCAATGATTGATGATGTTGCTAAAATCATTTCAGACTTTATGAAAGGTTATAGAGAAGACCATTCAGACACACCAGACGCAGACCGTCCAAAAGTGTTGTTTGTCATTGATAGTCTTGGAATGATGATGACCCCAACCGATGTTGACCAGTTTAATCGTGGTGACATGAAAGGTGATATGGGTCGTAAACCAAAAGCACTAGCATCGTTAGTACGTAACAGTGTGAATATGTTTGGTGACTACAATGTAGGTTTAGTTGCTACAAATCATACTTATGCATCACAAGAT